GTGAAGGATCGGCGCGGCTTTGTGCGCCAGGAATGGGCGAAGCTGCGGGACAGGAATGAGGCGCTGGATTGCGCGGTGCTGGCGCGCGCGGCGCTATGGTTGCTGGGCGCCGATCGTTATGGCGAGCGTTTCTGGCAAAGGCTGCGTGAGGATATCGCCAATGCACCGGTGGAGATGTTGGAGCATCCCCGGCCTGAGCCAGCGCCCAATCCGGACCCACCGCCGCTCACGCGCCGGCCTGGCTGGCTGGCGCCGCGTAGTGGTTGGTTGCGGTGATTACTTTCGGGCGATCTGCTAAATTGAGATACTAGAAAGCGGTAACCGCTCGCCCCCAAATTTGGTATCGAGAGCCGCAGGCTAGGAGGTACAAGTTGGTGACTGAGACGTCCATTTCACTCGATGACTATTTCACCAATTTCGTCGAGAAGCAGGTACAAGCCGGGCGCTTCGCTACAGCCAGTGATGTTGTGCGGGCTGGTTTGCGTCTTCTGGAAGAGCAGGAGGCCAAGGTAACGGCGCTTCAGCATGCGCTGATTTTCGGTGAGGAATCCGGCCAACCAGCCCCGTTTGAAAACGCTGCATTTCTCAAGCGAATGCGCAACAAAAACGCAGGATAAAAACGGGAAATGCTGGTCCCTGGCCCCGCTTTGGCGCTAAAACACTCTTGGTCAACTGTATCAATCTACCGTCACGGAAGAACACCCGCATGCGCCTTTGTGTGATGACAGCGTTGATTTCAATCGCAGCCGGTTCTGCCATGGCCCAGGGCTTTAGCGTGCCTGGCCTGGGCGGTCAGGGTGGCAGCGCGACAGATGCGCTGCGCGGTGCTTTTGCCGAACAGACGCCGGAACAGCGCCGCGCATTTTGCGGCCGCGTCGCGCAGGCGGCGGCGAGCTGCGGCACGATCGAAATGGCCGCCTTGTCGGCCTGCCTGATCCGCACCCTGCCTGCACAAGATTCTGCCCGCGTCGCGCGCGTTGCCAATGCCACGCGCGGGAATGTCGGCGGGCTGATCCAGGAATGCGGCATCACCTTGGGCCGCTGAACACCAAAGCGGACCACCGCCGCGGCTATCAGCCGCGTTGACCCAATTCCGGAGGACAATATGAGTAACGGGGAACTCCACGCGCGCGAGCGCGAGGATTTGGCGCTGCACGTCGAGCGCTGTGCCGAGCGCTACACGGCGGTGCGCGCGGAGATTTGCGGCCTGCGCAAGCAGACACGCCGCATTGAGGGCGCGATATGGGGCATCGTTGCTGTGCTTATCGCGCTTGGCGCGGGTGGGGCGCAGATCCTGCCGATCCTGCGTGCCCTCTCGCGCGCCGCTGGCGGGTGATCCGCCTTGGATCCCGCAACCCTCGCCTGGGCGCTGGCGCAGCCTGTGGGTAGCCGCGCTGCCGTGCTTGTCGCTGCCTTCACTGGCGGCGTCACGCGCGTGACCTTCGAAGGCCGCACGGTGGAATACCGCAGCCTGGATGAATTGGCCCGCGCCATTGCTGCGCTTTACGGCGCGGAGAACGCCGCCGCGCGGCGGCCGGGCGTGACGCTGGTACAATTTTCTCGTTTGGGGTGAAAAGTTTTGACGGGTTCTGCCTTGCAAGAAGGTTTTGACCGGGAAGACGCCTTACCTCGCGCTCTCGGGAGTTGAAAATGTATCCCAAACGTGCCACATTGCCTCGCAAGGAGATTGGCCATGAGCAAAACCGCAATGATCCGTGCCCGCATGGAGCCGACCCTTAAGGTCGAAGCCGAGGCTGTGCTGGCTCAGGTCGGGCTCAGCCCAACCGAGGCAATCCGTTTGTTTTATCGTCAGGTTTCACTGCAGGGCGGTTTGCCCTTCGAGGTGCGGATACCGAACGCAGAGACGCGCGCCGCAATCAAAGAAACCCGCACAAGCAAGAAACTCAAAACCTTCAAAAGCGCTGCTTCTCTCATACGGACAGTTGATGCGTGAAGGCGGTAAAGGCAACCAACCGATTCCTGCGAGACCTGAAGCTCGCCAAAAAACGCGGTAAAGAGCTCGTCAAAATCGAGACCGTCATCGATACCATCTCCAAAGGACAGCAATTAGCCCCGAAGCATCGTCCCCATCGCCTTCAAGGTGAGATGCGCGGATTATGGGAATGCCATATTGAGCCAGATTGGCTTCTGATCTGGGATGATGCCGAAGATGCAATCATCCTTGTGCGTACAGGCACTCATGCCGATCTATTCGACTAGCGCGGCGTTAATTATCACCCCGCGTTAGTGCCATGATTTCCTCCGTGCTCATGCCTGAGCTGCTACTGCCTCGTAGCACAGCGAAACGGTTGGGCTGCCTTCCGGAAGCGCTTTCTTTATCAATCTTCCCGAGGTTGACGCGACCATCCTCGGCAAGCGTAAAAGCAACCTTACTGCCTGCCTGAATGCCAAGCAGGTCGCGGATCCTCTTTGGAATAGTTACCTGACCCTTGGCCGTGACTCTGACCGCCATGACGAACCTCAAAAAACTGAACCGGAAGTGATCCTTCCATAGCGTGCCGGTGGTCCGGCTATCCACAAAATTCATGGAAATCACCATGCCCCAAACCCAACACTGGCAACCCGCCACGCTGGCGGCGGCGCTTGGCGTGCCGGATGAGGCGTTCCGCGCCTTCGCTCGGCTGCGCCAGATCGCCTGGGAGAAGGAACTCTTGCCTGCCGAAGCAGCAAGCCTCGCGCTCGCCTGGGTCGCGGCGGATCGCATTGCCTGCCATGGCCCGATTGCCGAGGCTGCTGGCGCGCTACTTGATGCCGTGACTGAGGCCCCCACCGAATGAAGCTTCACCTGCGCGCCGCTTGGAATGCCTTCCGGGGCTATGCGGCCGCGCAGGAGAACCGCGCCTCGGCCTGGTCGCCCTCGGGCGGCAGCGCGAATGGTGAGATCGGTATGGCCGCTGCCAGCGTCGCGCGGCGCGCGCGCGATGCTGTGCGCAATGACCCCTATGCCGCGCGCATCGTGGATCTTTGGACCGGCAACGCGGTCGGTGCTGGCATCACGACGCGTTGGCCGGAGACGGCGCATCGCAATGCCTGGCAGGCCTGGGCGGAAAGCTCTGCCTGCGATGCTGAGGGCAAGCTAGATCTCTACGGCCTGCAGGCGCTGGCCATGCGTGCCGTCGTCGAAAGCGGTGAATGCTTCATCCGGCTGTTGAGCGTGCCTACATCGCCGCGGAACCCGATCGGCCTCAGCTTGCAGGTGCTGGAAAGCGATCACCTGGATACCGCGCGCAATGGCGTGGTGAATGGCGCGCCGACCATCCAGGGCATCGCGCTTGGGAATTTTGGCGAGCCGATTGGCTATTGGCTATTCCCCACGCATCCCGGCGCCTGGATGCTGCCTGGCGCGCGGCTGGCGAGTAATTTCATCCCCGCGCGCGATGTGCTGCATGTGTTTCGCAAGCGCCGCCCGGGACAATTACGCGATGTCTCTTGGCTTGCGCCCGTGCTGCTCCGGCTGCGTGACCTTGGCGACTATGAAGCAGCACTGCTGATGAAGGCCAAGATCGAGGCCTGCCTCGCCGCCGTGGTCACTGATGATGGCGAGGAAACGCTGACCAAACCGAGCGACGCCAACCCTGGCCTGCTACGCGACGCGCAAGGCCGTGCAGTGGAAAGCTTCGAACCAGGGATGATCCTCTACCGGCGTGGCCAGGGTGATGTAAGTGTGGTGAACCCCTCCGGCGGTGGGTCGCATACCGCCTTCGCGCGACGCTCGCTTGAAGCCGCCGCTGTCGGTGCTGGTCTGACATACGACCAGGTCTCCGGCGATTTGACCCAGGCGAATTACTCGAGCCTCCGCGCCGGCAAGATCGAATTCCGCCGGCTGTGCGAACAGGTGCAATACGGCATGCTGATCCCAATGCTGGTGCGGCCCATCGCCGAGCGCTTTCACGCGCAAGGCGCGCTGGTCGGGCTTTGGGGCGATGCGATGCCGAAAGGTGTCGCGCATGTGCCGCCGGCGCATGAAATGATTGACCCACTGAAGGATACCACCGCACTGATCGCCCAGGTGCGCGCCGGCTTTGTGCCGCAGCCCGAGGCCGCCGGCGCCTTTGGCTATGATTTCCGCTCGGCGGTCGAGATGATCCGCGAAGCCAATGCCGCACTGGATGCGGCGGGCATCTCGCTTGATACCGATCCTAGGCGCGTCGCCAAATCCGGTAGTGCGCAGGACGCGGCGCAAATGGCGGCGGTGGAAATCGCCGCCACTGGTGCAGCGGGAGCGCAAGCCTATTCTGCTGAAGCGCCCACGGCTTCGGCACCAGCGCCAGGATAAGGGAGCACAGCCTCTGGCGTGCACAAGCTTGGATCAAAGGCTGGCAGCCCGACATATTCTTGGGCATGGCTTCCTTCATGGTTATCCATACCAGGCTTCGTCAGCCGAACTTTCGGTTCTGCGTAACTATTGATCTGTCTCTTGGGTCTCTCATGCCATTGCAGATTGAATGCCCAAAGCTTCGGGAAAAAGCGCATTTTCGAATAGGGCAGATGGTCATGGATCCACCACGCAAGCTTCCGCCATTCTCCTGGCTGCTGGTACCGATCATGGAACCATGGAACTACGATACAGGCGGTAGCACCCATGCAGCCATCACTATCCCGCTTATCCCAGATATGGGCCGCATAATTCGCCTCATTCGACGCACAGTTATGACCTTTTTTGTTCCCTTCCTCATTCACCGTCTGCGAGCGATAGGCGGATCTGATCGCAATTCTACCGAAGTGATTCTGAATCGGTTCCAGTAATTCCTGGCAAAGGCGTTTGCCTGCCTCGATAGCAAGATCGGGATCGTCAGGCACGTTCCGGATGCCGTATATCTGCGCGATGTCGGAGTAAAGAAAATCCCTCATGAAAAAAGATTTGGATAGTCGCACCCGACCAAAATTCTCGAGCGCCTCCACTGACATTGGCTTTTGCATTCGGATGACCCCCTCCTTTTTGACTGCCTCTCAGTTCGCCGCACTTCAGCAATGTGCGCAAGACCGTACCCTTCTCCCTTGCCGCCGGACCCAAGATTCTTAAGCCATTCCCCGCTCCAGGGGCGTAGGCGCCAGCTTCCTTACAGGAGACTCAATGACCGAAACCACTGACCCGGGCGGGAGCGAACCCGCGTCGGCTGATCCCGCGTTGTCCGATCGACTTCCCCCCGATGGGCAATCGATCACCGCCCGCCGCGCCATCACCGCACCCGCCACCGTGGACCGTGCCGCACGCACGGTGGAGGTCGTCTGGTCCACCGGCGCGCGGGCGCGGAACTTCGTGCCCTCGCTCGGCGGTATCACCGAGGAGTTGGACATGTCGCCCAATGCGGTGCGCATGGCGCAGCTTCGCTCCGGCAATGCGCCGGTGCTGAACACGCATCGCAGCAGCGATGCACGCGATGTGCTGGGCCGCGTCATTGCCGCGCGGTTGGAAGGCGGGCGCGGCCATGCGCGGCTGCAATTCTCTGGCGCTGCCGATGTGGAACCGCTCTGGCAGCGCATTGCCGATGGCACGCTGCGCGCGGTCAGCATTGGCTATCGCGTGCATCGCTATGACCAGCGCCCCGATCCGGTGAGCGGCGAGATGATCTACCGCGCCGTGGATTGGGAACCTTTCGAGATTTCGATCGTGCCCATCCCGGTTGATCGGGATGCGCAAGTGCGTGGCGCGGCGCCGCAGGGCGCGCCGTCCTTCGCCATTGAACCTGCCCTGCCTGATGAGGAACCACCCATGACCGAGACGACGCCGGAAACCCCGGCAGCCCCTCCGGCGCCGCCTGCCGCGTCGCCGCCCGCAACCACCACGGTGGAAACCCCGCCCGATCTTGAAGCTTTGCGCGCCGATGCACAGCGCGCCGAGCGTGAGCGCATCTCCGGTATTGATAGTGCTATCGAAGCGGCACGCGCCCTGGTCGGCACCGAGACTGCCGCGCATATCCGGCGTGAGGCTGTCGAGCGCGGCTGGCATCCGGACCAGGCGCGCCGCTCCTTGTTTGACGCCATGGTGAAAAGCGCTGCACCGCCTGCCGTCCCGGCGCGGCCGGAAACTGGACCCGGGCATGACTCGCCTTCGGAGATCCTCGATGCCATGGCGGAAGCCTTGGCCGCGCGCAGCATGCCGGGATACCAGCCACAGGGTGCCGGGCGCCATGCCGAATTCATGGGCTGGCGGCCCTCGGACATGATCGGCGAATTGCTGAGGGTTCGCGGTGAACGCAATGTGCCGCGCAACCCCACACTGCTCGCCGAACGCGCCTTCCACACCACTTCGGACTTTCCTCTGCTGCTCTCGGTTGCTGCCAACAAGATGCTGCTTGCGGCCTATCAACCAGCAGCGCCGAGCTATCGGCAGATCTTCCTTCGCCGCGATTTCCGCGACTTCAAGCCGCACCGTCATCTGCGGGTCGGTGATTTCCCGACGCTCATGCCCCTGATGGAGAATGGCGAAATCCAGGCTGGCACCATGTCGGAAAGCCAGGAAATCGTCCTGCTGCAAACCTTCGCCCGGCGCATCCGCGTGACGCGGCCCATGCTGGTGAATGATGACCTGGGGGCCTTCACCGACTTCGCTGCCGCGATTGGTCGGCGCGTGGCGGATTTCGAGAATGCCACGGCCTATGCGCTGCTCAATCAGGCCAATGGCGATGGTCCGACCCTGACGAACGGCCCGGCTGCGGTATTCGGCACGGCGGCCGCGCGATTGAATAAGGCGGCGGCGGGTAGTGCGCTGGACATCAACAACCTTGCCAATGGTCGCGCTGCGATCCTGCGGCAAAAGACGCTGGATGGCCTGCCGATTTCCGTCGGCAATGCCATGAAGCTGCTGGTGGGCCCGAGCCTTGAATTGCCCGCGCGGCAATTGACGGTGAGTGTGGGTGCCACGCAGATCAGCCAAGCCAATATCTATGCGGGCTTTGTCCAGCCGCTGGTCGAACCGCTGATCCCGAATAACCGCTGGTACCTGTTTGCCGATCCGCCGACCGCGCCGGTCTATGTCTATGGCTACCTGAATGGCGCCGAGGGACCGCAAGTCACCACTGGTCCGGTCTCCGGCGTGGATGGTGTCGAGGTCAGCGTGATCTTTGATTTCGGCGTCGGCGCCATTGATTGGCGCGGGGCCTGGTTCAATCCGGGCGCCTGATCGGCCTCCGTCTTTCTCATCATCGCAATTTCGCAACGGGCGTCCTTCGGGGCGCCTGTTGCGTTTCAGGAGGTTCTTTCCATGCGTAACTTCATCCAGCCGGGCAATAGCCTGGCCATTGCCGTGCCCTATGCGACCGGCGTTTCCGCTGGCCAGGGGGTCTTGGTCGGCGCGCTGTTTGGCGTCGCGGCTGTTGATGGCGTGCAGAACGCCATGATCGAGGCAGCGACCACGGGCGTGTTCGACCTCACCAAGGAACCGGCGCTTGCCATCGCCGCTGGTGTGCGGGTGTTCTGGGACAATACCAACCGGCGTATTACCGCGACCGCCGCGGGCAATTTCCAGGTGGGCATCTCCACCCAGGCCGCGCTCGCCGCCGATGGCACGGTGCGCGTCTGGCTCAACCGTGTTCCGGCGGCGGGGGCGTGAACATGACGAACCTGATGGCGCGTGACCATGAACGCATGCAAGGCGTGCATACCCATCTGGTGCGCGTCGTGATCGAGGCGCGCAAGGCCGCGCCCTTCATTGTGCTGGAGGGGCTGCGCTCCCGCGAAAGGCAAGCCAAGCTTGTCGCGCTTGGTGCATCGCGAACCATGAACAGCCGGCACCTGACGGGCCATGCCGTGGACCTCGGCTATTGGCTCGATGATGGTGATGGCGTGCCGGAGAATGGCGAGATCCGCTGGGACTGGCCGCTTTACGCGCAACTCGCTGCAGCCATGAAGGGTGCCGCACAGAAGCTTGGCGTTGCCATTACCTGGGGCG